TATAATAAATGAGATATAACAAATTGCCTATAAAACACATTATTTAAAGTGTATTTGTATTTAAACGGCAAAAATACGGCAAAAATAATTAACCAAAAATATTGGCAACTTTGTCAGCTGCCTTTAGTCGCATATCATCTGAGAAATGAACATAGGTTTTTAATACCGTTGGTAGGCTATCACCTAATAGGGCGGATACTGTTTTTATGTCTACGCCGTTGGCTAATAATTTAGTTGCGTATGTATGGCGTAGATCATGAATAGAATTATCTGGCAAGAAACACTTCATTATTTGCGATGCGCCCCAGCTGCTACTAATTCTGTTATTGAAAAGGCGTTCAGTTGAACATGTTTCTTTGTATTCTTTTAATATATTGGCTAATACTGGCGGTATAGGTAGTTGCCTATAACTATTTTTTGATTTAAGCGGCTTTAACGCATATTTATTGTAATCAATCGCCCCGAATTGTTGCACTACATTTATAGTATTACTATCTAAATCTACATTATCCCAAGTAAGGCCAATAATTTCGCCGTATCTCATGCCAGTATAGGCAGCAATAGAAAATATAACATAGTATTTATAGTTTCTATCCTTTACGGCGTTTAAAAATGTTTCTATTTCTATATCTGATAACGCTTTTATTTTTACAGGCTTATTATTTTTAAAACGTGGTATAACTTTTAATTCATTTATGGGAATTATTTTATACTGATATACCGCATAACTAAATAAACGCTGAATTATGCCCAATGCAAGGTTTTTGGAAGCCGTTGCATATGTTGTATCGTTCAATATGCGTTTGACTTGATACGGCGTAATATTCGCTAATTTTTCGCTATGTATGGGTTTGAATATATCAAACGTACGAATATAGGCGCGGTATGTATTAAATGCACGTGGCTTATTTTCTCTAATGTAAATGTTAAAAAAATCAATAAGAGTTATATTTCTAAGACTATCATCGGTTGCGGTGATAGTCTTTTTTAATTTATCAATGATCGTTTGAGCGTGGATTTTTGCCGCTTTTTGTGTTTCAAAACCCTGTTTAGATTTCTGGCGCCAGCGGTTGCCGTCCTTGTAAGATACGATACATTGATACCCTTTATCTTTCCTTCTTATCGTAATGTTGCATTGCATTGTCTAATTCCTTTAATGAATAACTTGCTATAAATTGCGCGCCGATAGTTAGGGCAACAATTATAAACATTAAAATATATCTGTGTTCTTTCCAATCCATGAAACCTAATATCATACCAATAATAAGATACAGAATACTTTGATAAAAGGCTACGTTAATTGCATCTTTTTTACTCATGGTATACCCCTTTATTTAACAATATATGCGCGAATGTATCCGCATCACGTTCCAGTTTTGTACGTAAATCCGCATCTATTTCCTTAAATAAATCATAATCCTTATGAAGAAATATATGCCCTAATTGATGCGCAAGCGCTATACGCTGCTGGCGCCTACTTAACCGGCTATTTATAATAATAGCCTTTTTAATCTCCGGTTTAATCAGTACACCGCTAACACCTACGGGCATACGTTTATAAAATACTTTAATGTTTAACTTGCTTGCGACATGACGCGGTTCATTTGAGCCGCACGAATTAATTAAGTCTAAAACCATATTTAACATGCTAACAATTCCCCTTGAATATTATTAATCATCTAATACCGCTTTTAATACTTTTTGTAACTTTACTTTTTGTTTTTCCGTCAATTCACGATCGCCATAATAACATACTAAAGCGCTATCTGTAATTTTCTTTAAATCAATACAATTATCTTGCTTTTTGACTTTAGGCGTTCCCTCTACGCCCTCCGTAAAATAAGAGGTTGGCACGTTGAAATAGTCCGCCAAAATCTTAACTGTTTTTAAACTGGGTATAGAATTTTGTGTTTTCCAACGTGAAATAGTACTTTGAGCAATGCCGGTTTCCTTTGAAACTTGATACATGGAAACGCCTGTTTTTCGCATGGCATCGCAAAATCTTTGGTAAAACATGTTTAACCTCCGCAAATTATAAATGAGTATTTATAAAATTTACGAAATGTTTATTGGACTACTTGCGTGAACGCACGTATAATAAAGGCATAAGGTAGTTGCGAAAACGCAAGCAATCTTATAAACAATCGCGTTATAGCAAGTGTGGTAGTGAGATATTATTACTTGCTATAACGCAAGTATAACATTTAGAAAAGGTGGTGTAAATGATTAAAACAGTAACAAAAAACATTTTCCAATTAATGGATAACAAAGGCGTAACCGCCTATAAATTATCCAAAGAAACGGGGATTTCTGAAAGCGTTATTTCCCGTTGGAAAAGCGGCGAACAATCGCCAAGTATTTCTAATTTGGTAAAAGTGGCGCATTACTTTCAATGCGGATTATCTGAGTTAATGAAAGGAGTTACGAAATGAAACTAACGTATACCGTAGAGGAAGTGGCCGAAGTTTTGGGTATTTCTAAATCGTCGGTATACAACTTGCGAAACGCTGGCACAATTCACCAGCTAATAAAATTGCCGGGTGTTTTATTTTCAGTCAAAGAAATTCAAGAAATAGCCGGACTAGAAACCGAAATAAATGCGGTTAATTACCGGGCGTTAAAAAGAGAATGTGAAGAATTGGCGGAAGAAAACGCAAGACTAAAAAATGATATTAAAAAAATCGCTAGCAGCATACTAGCGATCACGGGGGAATTATGACAACGGCTTTTAAGATTATAGGCGCAATATTATTAATCGGTACGCCGGGCAGTTTAGAACTTGACAATATAACGCTATATGAAGCGTTTCTTCAAGGACTGTTAGGGGTAGCGTTATTATATGGCGGTATCTATATAGACCAAATAAAAAAGGCCCAATAGTAACGGCAATTACTAAAGGGCAGATGCGAAAAGTGAGTTATTAAAGCATCTTAACCATATCATACATGATAGCTGGTTAAGGTGGCAAGGTGAAAAATGGACTGGGAATTAAATAAAAAACAAATCGCTGAAGTTGCTGCTATGTTTACAGAATTATGTGAAAAAATAGCAGATAAAGAAATTTCTATCGGTTTTAGCGTTAGAAAAATCGATGCAGAAAGCGAAGAAACGCTTTTTACTTATGATGTATACGCAATATATAAAGGCAAAATAATTTATATAACTATGGGAGATTATCGTTCTTTAATGGGTTCAACTATAACAAATGTTGATGTAGAAGCAATTATTACAGTATTGAAAGGTGATAAATAAAAATGGCTAGTATTTACGAATTAAATAAAGATTATGCAGAACTATCCGCAATGCTTGAAGCAGCAGAAACACCGGAAGAAATCGAAGCAATTCAAAACACATTGGAAATGCTTGATTTATCTATCGAAGAAAAAATAGAAAATACGGCAAAATACATGGTTAATGTTGAAGCCGATATTCAAGGCATCAAGGCGGAAATTGATAGATTAAACAAAATCAAAAAGTCAAAAGAAAGCACTATTGAAACATTGAAAAATAATATCGAATATTCCATGAAGCAAAAAGGAATTGAAAAATTAGAAGTTGGTACCTTTAAAGCTTACTATAAAAAATCTGAAAGCGTAGAAATTATAAATTTAGACGTCATCCCAGCAGATTATACACGCGTTGAAATCAAGGCCGATAAAGTGGCTATCAAAAAAGCCATTAAATCCGGCGAAGTGGTGGAAGGTGCAGAAATCAAAGTGAACCAAAACTTTTATATTAAATAGGCGGTGAAACATGGAATTTAGAACGCTAAAAGCAAATGAAATAGATTGCCGAATTCAATCACTAAACGAAAAGAACGGAAATGTAGGTGCAGTAGTGCTGCTATATAAAGATGCACGCGTTGATATGCGACTACTTGATGAAGTTGTAGGCGCAATGAACTGGAAGCGTGAACATACGATCATTGGCGATAGATTATATTGCACAGTTTCTATTTATAACGAACATACAGGCGAATGGGTTGGTAAGTCCGATGTAGGCACAGAAAGCAACACGGAAAAGGAAAAGGGCCAAGCATCTGATAGCTTTAAGCGTGCTTGCTTTAACTGGGGCATCGGTAGGGAATTATACTCCGCACCTTTTACTTATATCAGTTTTCAAAAAGGCGAATGGTACACAGGAAAAGACGGAAAGCCTAAATCATACGCAAAATTTACAGTTAAAGAAATTGAATATGACGAAAATCGAAACATCAGTAAATTAACCATAGTTGATAGTAAAGGTAGCGTGCGCTTTACAATGGGCGGAAATGTAGTACCAGCGGCAGCAACTAAACCAAAAGAAACACATATTGCTGGCTATGATGAGTTTTGTAAACTTGCGAAAGAAAACAACGTACCGCCGGCAGAAATCACAAAGTATATAGCAACGGAATTTAAAAAGCCACGTTTAGCGCTTTTAGATGAGTTTGAAATTGTTGCGGCGTTGGATTGGTTAAAGAAATTCATTGAAAAAGGCACCGAATAATGAAGTGGATAACAAAGGGTATCAATTTAATAAAGTCGATTGGCTGGAATATTTTGATACCCGCGCCGAAAGATGAAGCGTTAAATAAATTAGATCCGGAAGCAGAATATATCGTTGAAATCAAAAAGAAAGTAAAACGCCGTTCGTTAAACGCCAATGCGTATGCATGGGTTTTGTGTGAAAAGATAGCGTATGAACTTTCAAAGAACGCATACGTTTCAAAAAACGATGTATATAAGCGCGTTATTCAAGAAGCTGGTACATTTACCTATCTACCAATAAAAAACGATGCCGTAGGGCGATTTATTGAAATTTGGCACGGCCACGGGTTAGGCTGGTACGCCGAAGATGCCGGCCCAGCAAAAACGGAAGGTTATACAATCGTTCGCGCCTATCATGGCAGCAGCGTTTATACAGTAGATGAAATGCGGCGTTTAATTGATGCATTGGTTGATGAGTGCAGCCAATTAAAAATACCTTTAGAAAATAATGATTATATCAACTCATTAATAAATGAATGGGGGAACAATGAACAAGCGAAAGAAACTTGATAACGTTCTATACGCCAGAACTAGAAAATGGGCGTATGAACGCGATGAGGGTTTATGCGTTTTGTGTGGCGCAATGGCTACGGAAGTACATCATATAACTTTCAGAAGTCAAGGAGGTTTATCAAATTTAAGCAATCTGGCTTGCCTATGCCGTGATTGCCATACAAAAGCGCACGGCGTAGAAGCTAAGAAAATACGCGAAGTATTGAGGGAAAGGAACGAGGGTATTAAATGGCAGAACGAAGAATGATGTCAAAATCTATCATCAAATCCGATACATTCCTAGATATGCCAGCAACTACACAAAACCTATACTTTCATATGCTGCTAGATGCGGACGACGACGGCTTTATAAATGCTCCGAAGTCAATAATGCGAATGATTGGGGCGAAAGACGACGATATGAAAGTACTTGCCGCAAAACAATTTGTAATACCGTTTGAGAGTGGCGTTGTAGTTATCAAAGACTGGAAAATTCACAACTACATTCAGAACGATAGATACAAGCCGAGCACCTTGCCAGAACGTGATTTACTCAATATTCAAAAGGATAAAACGTATACATTAAAAAACGATGTATCCAGTATGGATACAAAATGTATACAACCTGTATCCATAGGTAAGGATAGGTTAGGTAAGGTTAGGTTAGGTGAGGATAGGATAGGTAAGGATAGGTTAGGTAAGGATAGTATAGATACACTATGTCATGTTTCACATGACGATGTGGATAAATCTCACTTTGAAATTATCGAATATCTTAATCTAAAAACTGGTTCAAAATTCAAGCCAACAACTAAACCATATGTACAAGCAATTAGATCACGATTAAAAGAAGGTTATACCGTTGATGATTTTAAAACGGTCATTGATAAAAAATGCCGTGAGTGGAAAGGTACCAAGTTAGAAAAGTACTTAACACCTAAAACGTTATTCGCGCCAAGTCATTTTGATACATATCTCAATTCAAATGAAATGGCAGCCATGACGGATACAGAACGAAAGGTTGCAGAACTAAACGCATTGATTGATGCGGTAGAAAGGGGAACAGATGAGGGAGCCGAACACAAAAACATTGACGGCTACGGGCCAATTATTGATATATCCGAATATTGATGTAGCAAAAACAAAAATGTACGCCTACATGCTGGAAGATATTAACCCGGTAACATTGGCCGAAGCAATCAAGCAATGCATTAATACATGTGAATTCGTTCCAGCCGTTGCCACTATCAGAAAGAAAGCTGCGGAAATTTCTGGATATGTGAACTGTAAAAACGAGCGCTTAATAGCGCAAGATGCATGGGAAGTAGTTAGAAAGAAAGCCAGCCAAGTAGGCTATGAAAAAGGCCTTGATGAACTGGAAGGTATTACAAGACTAGCGGCTAAAACCGTATGGCGCTTCTTTGATCCAAGAAACTGCCAATCATACAATGAAAGCGCCGCAATGAGCCAGTTCTGTAAAGCATATGAACAACTGGCAGCACGTGAACAAAGAAATATGGAAATTGCGGAAAGCATCAAAAGCAACGGTTTGTTAATGGAAGCGCGGAAACGTGCAGAACTTAATATGCCAAAACAAACAGAAATTAAAATGCTAGATAACGGCCATTTGGTTGAAGTTGAAAAGCACGAGCCTATAGACCTAAAAAGCATGGTTAAAGATGCCGATATTTCGGAAGAAAGTAAAAAGTTAATTCTGGGGGTATTGGAATGAACAAGAAATATAATGTGTTTCCGAATTTAATCAAGTGTAGGGAATTATTAAAATACACTCAATCGGATATGGCTGCTTATATAGGTATAGGAAAGGAAACCTACAAGAAAAAGGAACGGGGCGAATTTGATTTTAAATTAATGGAAATGTTAGCAGTTCAAGAAACTATCAATGATAATTTACAAACAAATTTAACCCTAGACGAGTTATTTAAAATGGAAAAAATCGTTTAAATGCGTTGTATGGAAGTTTTGAACCGTCAATGATAAATCATAAGGGCGGAATAGTAGAGGGGGCAAAATGGACGAATTTACCCTATAGAATTAGAAAATAGAAAGGGAATTATATATGAACACAGTACATATTATGGGAAATCTTGCACGTGATCCAGAAATACGTTATACACAAACAGGCCGTGTGGTGGCAACTTTTACGGTGGCGGCAAGTAATACGTATATTGATAGCGCTACAAATGAAACGAAAGAACAAACGGCGTTCGTCAATTGCGTTGCATGGGGCAAGCTGGGCGAAGCGGTAGGCAACTACCGAAAAGGCAACCGTTTATTTGTAGAAGGGCGAATTCAAACGAGAAGTTACGAAACGCAAGACGGCCAAAAGAAATATGTTACGGAAGTAATTGCCGGTTTCGTTGGTTTATCCGCTTTAAATGATGCGGCAACAGAAAGCAACTTTGATAATTTTGCAGATGATAAGGGGAACGATGAAAATATTCCGTTCTAATAGGTGGCGAAAATGTTAGTTAAGAATGATAAAGAGTGGTGCTGGTGTTTGGGCGAACATGTAGGGTATCCGCAAAAAAGCATTGAAGATGCCGTGAAAGATTTTGCGGATGCATACCCAGCAGAAGAAGTACCGATGATTAGAGTTGGAAACCCATATTATTATATTCCAACTGTTGATGCAGAATATGTTATTGAATATGTATATGATAGCGATCTAGACGATGAAATAGCGGAATGGTCGGAAGATTATCTATCGGATATAAAACAAGAACATGTAGATGAGTTACAGGAAGAATTAACAACGGTATTTCGTAAATGGGAAAAACGCCACGGGTACAATAACACCTCTTTCGTGGTGCTTGAAACGATAAACCCTTTTAAATAGGTGAAAGCGTGAAGGCGCCATGTAAGGGTTGTGAGTATAGGGTGATAGGCTGCCATAGCACATGTGCAGCCTATACCAGATACAGTAGCAGCAGAAAAAAAGAAATAGAAACCCGTGATATACGGGGCGATGTGTACGGGTATATCAAGACAAATAACAACCGCATCAAGCGGCGTATAGGTAAATATTAGGAGGGAAAAGAAAGGTGCATATATGGGGGTTATTTGATGATGGCAACGGCTGCTATCGTCAAGCGGTAGATGAATATAACGTGAATACGGGGGGG